GGGTGACAGGTAAGTCCGTGCGGATTCCCCATAAAGGCCTGTATTTGTAATCTCTTTAACTTCTGTATTTTCCCCCAGAAGTAAGTTTGGTTCCCCTCTCCAGAGGTCGCTTTATGTTTATTTCACGAAGACCATTGGCAGTGGCCAGGTAGTTTAACGACTTGCCCAGGTCTAATTGTATACCAAATTATATCGTATCTAGTCCGTAGTCTTTAAACAATATCTTAGCCATGGCAGGGCAAGACATAACGTCTCCAAACTTGGCGTTGGTAAATTGCCAACACATCTCATCAAACTCACATCCCAACAAGAAATACCTCTTGGATAATTCTTCAGACGACACTCTGTGTGTCTGACCGCTGGAATGCTGTACAATATAATTAGTATAAATGGCTGTCCCACCACGATATTTATCTCGCAGGCAATCTAACAATTCATGATCACCTGCGTGTGTGAGACCCGCAACAAGTCCAGCATCGAAAAGGTAAGCCCTTCTCTCTAAGCCATCTTTGTTGCGACCCGGTAAATCACCCACGCACTGTCCCATCATTCTAAGGATAACCCCTAAATTAAGGACAGCAGTTAGCATGCCATTTTCTGACATGACTGGTGAAAATTTAAGAAACTGCAAATGATGATATGAGGTACAAACCTCAACCTTCATACCAAAGCCGCACTCTAATGCACTTTGGATAAGCAGTAGCTCCGCTTGTTTCTTAGTTTGCCTACCATTCAATTTGGAAGAAAAAACTGAATAAATCAACATACTTGCTAGTGTATCAAGAGCAGTGGTCAAAACACTTCCTGAATACAAAACATTTGTTGTTGGTTTAACTACAAAACTCTCTGGGGCATGTGGATTTATAACTCGCAAAGGTTGTATGCATTGAGCACACAGCTGAGTAGCCACGTCATGCAGCGGAGTGTGTTGGAAACAATTTGAAAACGCATCAAAAAGCGGTTTACCCACCGACGCATCGCATTGTTCCAAATCCGCATTTGCTAATAATACCCCATCCGTACAAACAACGGAAAAAGAGCTGTCATCGCTGAAGACTCTAGCTACGAGTCTTCTAGTAGGTTGTATTATATCACTAAACACCCTACTAAGTCTTTCAACGCTTGGGTCTGGACAATAACCTATAGAATAAAGATCACACTGTAATTCTTCTTCTAACATATGTTTAAAAACAGACATAAGGTAGGATCCAGACATAGCAGCATCAATCCCCAGGTTTACTATAAGCCTGGGCGGTTTACCTGCCTTCATAAATTCAAAGCGTTTTACTTGAACGCAATAATTTGCAATATGTGGTGACCCTAAAGTGCCTCTATAACGAGTGTCTACAACAGAAGCAATTCGTAAGGCTTTCTTTGGGTGTTTGATAGTTGAACTCTCAATTATGAGTTCTTCATGTTGGGACATGTCCTGCACACTGACTCTAATCCTACGTCCCAACTCCTCAAAAAGGTTAGTGGCAGCCATGGTATGCACCACGTTAATCTGATTTAATGCCTTAGCATCATAATCTTCCTTGCCATATTTTGTGGCAAATAAACGATAACCGCCCGATAAGAGACTGCTCGGTGAGTTATCATATAATTGCCCAGAATGTGCTACAGCGCACCAAACTGTCCGGTAATCGTGTCTCTTAGCATCTGTTGTAAAACACTTATACACGCCTGTATCTAGGTATGACTGAACAGCAGCCACGTTTTTTCCTACAGGTCTAAAATTCTTGTTGGGTGTCCAATCTGGTTGATTGACTGGCTCCACAGCCAACAATAAAAAAGGCCCGTAGTAAGTCACACCTAGCGGTGCTAGTTTAACTGCGCCTGGGTCATAACCCTAGGTGCTCTAACTATTGAGCACTCTGACTGTTCCTCCTCCATTAACTGAAGCTCTTGTACGAAATAACT